TTACAGACCTGGGAGAACTTTAGTTGGAACGAATGCAACTACTAATGCAACAATAACCACAGAATATCCACATGGTCTTACACCTGGTGATACGGTAAAGGTTAAAGGTGCTGAATTAACATCTACTGTAAATCCAACTTCCGCAACATATGATCCTACAACAGGAATTTTAGTAGTTACATCTAACGGTCATGGGATTGAGGCTGGAGAATATATAACTATTGCCGAGAATGCATTTACATTCACATGTGCATACGATAATCATCAAACAAATCATGTTTATCCAAGAAGCACAGACCCCGCTGGCGGATTAAAGCGTCTTGAAGTTACAAAAGTTACTACAAATACTTTTGAAGTTAATGTTGGAGTTTCAGTTTCTCCGGCAACTGGACAACATAACTTTGTAAGTGCTGTTGCAGATTCAATTACTCATATTGATACAAGTAACATTTATAATGGAACTCATACTGTAAGTTCATCAGATACGTTTACATTCACATATACTGCTGGTGGAACAGTTACCGCAACTACTACTAATCCTGGAGGATTTATTGAATATACAATTTCCAATTATACTGATGCTGGTATTCGTGGAGGATTATTTGATGATCAAAATGGAATGTTCTTTGAGTATGATGGAAGCGTATTATATGCGGTAAGAAGATCTTCTACTGCTCAGTTAGCTGGAACTATTAATACTGTAAAAAATAGTAATACTATTGCTGGAACTAATACAAGATTCCTTGGTCAACTTTCTGAAGGTGATTATATAGTAATTCGTGGACAATCATATAAAGTTACTAGAATTATAGATGATTCTAATCTTGAAATTCAACCAAAGTATAGAGGAACCGCAAGTAATGGTGTTATTGTGACCAAGACAGTTGATCTCAAAGTTCCTCAACATCTCTGGTCATTAGACCCTGCAGATGGAACTGGTCCTTCTGGATATGAATTAGATATTAATGCCATTCAGATGGTGTATATTGATTATTCTTGGTATGGTGCTGGTAAGATTCGCTTTGGATTTAAGGATACAAAAGGTCACGTTAAATATGTTCATGAATTTATTCACAATAATAAATTGAATGAAGCATACATGAGAACTGGTAACGTTCCTGCAAGATATGAAGCATTTAATATTGGAGAACCTACTTACATTCCAGGACTATTCCACTGGGGAACCTCTGTAATTATGGATGGTGGATTTGATGATGACGATAGTTATCTCTTTACTGCATCTGGTAAATCTCTTTCATTCACGAATGGTGATGCTGATACCGCTACAACTAATGCTGCTGCAGATCTTAGGTCTTATGGGAGCGGTAATCAACGGAGTTGGTATTTAAGGATAAGTTTTGCAAGTTCTGATGCTGGCAAATTCTCTAATGGTATTCCACTTTATACTGCTAATACTGGTGGATTGAATGGTGAAACAGTTGCCTTTACTGATTATAGTGGAAGTAATTTTAGAGTCTATATTTTCTTAGGAACTTATGGCCGTAGTGGTCCTGCCGTATACCCTGATGTTCCTAATGCTACAGTAGTCAATATTGGTGCTCCTTCAGTTGGTGGAGATAACGTTGATCTTACTGATTTGATTCCTCTTGTAAGTCTGAGACTCGCACCTTCTGTTGATAATAACTTGATTGGTGCGGTTGGTGAAAGAGATATTATCAATCGAATGCAATTGAAGTTAAATGAAATGGGAATCTCAGTTTCTCATGATGCTCGTATTAGTGTCATTCTGAATGGAGCACTCAGTAATATTGAATATGATAATGTTGGATCTCCATCATTGTCGCAGTATGTTTCTCATGATTATGGAGATACGATTCAGGATGGAACAACGATCTATCAGTTCCGTGCATCTGGTGGTTCTATCGGTGCGAATGGTGAAAGAACGGTTGCAACGCAAGACTTTGATCTTTCGAGACTGATTGATATGGGTAATTCTGTTCTTGGTGGTGATGGTGTATTCCCGAATGGTCCTGATATTGTTACTATTTGTGCAACAGTTCTTGATACAAGTACCGTTAACAGCACGGCACCATTCCAGGTATCATCCAGAATATCTTGGTCTGAATCTCAGGCATAAAAATAAATAACTAAAAAGGATAGATATGGGAAAGACTAGACAAACCGGTGACATTGTATCTGATAATAATTTAAGTCTTGATATTGCTAATGATACATTTAATCTTGGTATTGGTGTAACAATTAATGCCGGTACTGCCGGTATTGTCAGCTGCATCGAACTTCATGCTACAAGACTTTTTGTTGAAGATGGCATCAGAGTTACTTCTGGCGTTAGTAATGGAAGTAAGGGTGATATTTTAGTTGAGAACACCAATAGTTGGTCTTTAACTAATACTACTGTAAGTGCTGGTTCTTATACCAACGCAGATATTACAGTTGATGCTAAGGGACGTATTACTGCTGCTGCGGATGGTAGTGGTGGTAGTAGCGCATTAACTACTTTGGCATTTTTAAACTCTTAATAAATAAACATAAGAAGGAGACTCTCTAAAGAATGGCTAATCCAAATATAATTAACGCAACAAGTATTTTAGGGAAGATAGTATTTGATGTTGATGTATCTAATACTGCAACTGAACTCCTTGAGAATGCAGCATCGTCTGGTAAGATTTTGAAAATTAATTCGTTGATTATTTCAAATATTGATGGAGCAAACACTGCAGATATTACTGTAACGATTAGAAATGCTGCTGGTGGTACAACATATTCATATCTGGCGAGTACAGTTGCAGTTCCTAATGATGCAACTCTTGTAGTTATTTCAAAAGATACTTCAATCTACTTAGAAGAAGATATGTCATTGTATGTTCAAGCAAGTGCTGCAGGTGATTTAAGTGCAACTTGTTCATACGAAGAGATTAGTTAATTATGGGATATTATACTAAAAATGGAGGTTTAATTGGAACAGGACAGATAAGTAAAAAAGAAGGAGTTTTCGATCTGATTGCATCACAAGTTATAGGTGATGGACTATATGACTTTACTAGTTTTACTTTTGGTACATCTGGATTAACCGGAAGAACTGGACCTACCTTGAATCAATTAACAACTGCATATGATACTTCAACTTATGCTTGGTTATCGGATACTAATTATTTTAATGTAGACAGTAATGCTCAAGGAGTTCAAATGTGGACTGTGCCCGCATCTGGCACTTATAGAATTACATGTGCTGGTGCTTCTGGTGGGTATAGTTACGATACTACAAGAACTAATAGAGTTGGACGAGGAGCTATTGTAAGGGGTGATTTTACCCTTGCCCAAGGCGATATATTAAGAATAATTGTTGGACAAAAAGGTCGTCCAGTCTCAACATCAAATCCTGATGGACCTCTTACTGGACTGGCATATAACTCTGGTGGTGGAGGTGGTTCCTTTGTGTGTTACACACTTTCAGATACTGAACCCTTAGTTGTTGCTGGCGGAGGTGGTGGTGGATCGTATGATGGAACAAGTGGATTAGCTCCTCATGCTGCAACAGATATAACAGGAAATCCAGGGACTGGTGTAACTAATGATGGTGCTGCAACTTATAGTGGGTTACTGTCTAACCAATCTTTAGGATATGGTGGAAATAATGGAACTAGTAATGCTCATAAAGGAGGTGCTGGTGCTGGATGGAAAGGAAAGGGTTTCGGGGGACACCAACAATGTTCTGTACAATCTCCTTATCATGTTCAAGGAGGATGGAATCGACAAAAAGCATTAGATACTAGTAACAGTACAACTAATGGTGGTCCATTTATGGGAGGATGGGGAGGAAATAATCAGGCAGGTAATGGATCTCAGCAAGGTGGATTTGGTGGAGGAGGTGGAGGAACTGGTAGATGTGGTAGTTGCCAAGCAGGCGGCGGAGGTGGATATACCGGTGGTGGAATTGTGAGTAGTACTAATAATTCACCCACCAAAGAGGCACTAGCTGGTGGAGGAAATTATGTTAATAGTGTAGCAACTAATAGGACTTATGTAAGTCTGAATACTGCTGGTTCTGATGGATATGTAACCATCCAATTATTGTAAGGAGAATTATAATGAGAAGAAATTCTGGAATTATTGGTCCAAAAAAAAATATAAGTGAGATGAGTGCATCTGGTATACATGAGATTTTTGATCATTATAATTGCAAAATAGATAATGTTTGGCCAAAGGTTAAGCAAGTTACTAGTATTAGTGGAAGTAACGGAACAAATTTGGATGAAAATGTTACTACTACTTTTACTGTTAATACTGAAGGATTTCAAAATGGTGATACGATATATTATAGTATTGCAACGGTATCTGGAACTACATTAACGGGTGCTGATTTTCTTAGTGGATCTTTAACTGGATCATTTTTGCTTAATGCTAATGGTGTTGGGACATTTAGTGTTACACCAATTGCAGATAGTATTGCAGAAAATAATACATGTAAGATTGAGATAAGAAGAGATAGTGTATCTGGAACAATTATTGGAGAATCTGCAACTCTTACTATGACTGATGCTGTTGCTAATGTTTATACATATACTACAGGAAATCCAGCTTCTTGGATGCTTCTTAGGACAAAGCAAGCAACCAATACTGGTTTTAATTCTAATGGTATGTGGATTAATGGAAATGCTGACTCGTCTACAAATAGTTATCCTGTTGTGACTGATGAAGGTTTTACTGGAACTAACTTAGAATTATCTTTTGCGGTGATTAAAGATGAAAATTGTTCTGACCATGGATTTTGTGTTTTTAGGTCAGGTACTAGTCCTATTTGGGCATGGGGAACAAATAGCAGTAGAATAGCATTCCAATGGAATTGTGCTAATCCTAATTGGTATCCTGCTTCTGGATCTGGTTCTGGTAATATATCAGGAGCTAATTCATATACACAAACATATTATACGACAATAACGTTGAACCTTTCAACGGGAGCAACCACTACTGTAATTAAAACTGGAAGTTTTAGTGGAACTACGGTTGTAAATCATAGTGGCACTTATTCTGGAGCTACTTTATCTTCAATATCTGGTTGGAATGCGGGCACTAGTACTTGGGAAGTAGGGTTTGATGCTGACCAAGATAATACTAGTTTTCAATCATACTTTAAAGATATTACTATTACTGTTACATAATAGATTGGAGTATATCTATCTACAAATTTTTTTGATGTGTAATAAATATTTTATGATAAAATCGTATAGAATATAAATGCTTTATTCATTTAATGGTGAGTATCCAATAGATACTTTGCCACATAGAATTCGACTTTCTGATGGATCAACTAGAACAGATTCTTCTACATTTACGAGTGAAGAATTAGTAGATGCTGGATATGTGGAAGTCTCAAATCCTCCAGATTTTAATCAAGAGACTCATAAACTTGTTTGGAGTGGGACAGAGTGGCAAACTGTACTCTTGACAGAATCGGAAATTTCTGCTAGAAATGAACAAAGATGGAAAGATATTAGGTTAACTAGGGATCAGAGAATTGAAAGAATTGAGTGGCGGATTATGAGGCATCAAAGTGAAACTAGACAAGGTATTACCACTACAACAGATAATATTTCTGATCTAGATACATATATTCAGGCACTCAGAGACATCACATCTACGACAACAAATCCATTAGAAGTTGTTTGGCCAGTATTAGGATCTGAAGAAAATAGCAACAACTAACAATTAATATTAAATCAAAATTATGAATTTTTCTGTATATACAAAAGACAACTGTCCTTATTGTCAAAAACTAAAACTTGTTTTGGAGTTGACAGGAAATGAGTTTGTATCCTATAATCTTGGAGATGATTTTACTCGTACCGAATTCTATCAAAAATTTGGTAAGGGATCTACATTTCCTCAAGTAATTTGTGATGATAAAAAATTAGGAGGTTGTAGTGACACAATCAAATTCCTCAAAGAACAAAGAGTCATTAAATCCTGACATAAATAAATTTAACGACCACTCTAATCGTGGTGTTGATTTTTTACTTAATGGAGGTAAAAGAAAGCAAGTTCAACCATTTCATATTGTTTTTGAAAAGATGGTTTGCTTTCTAAACCGGGAAGTAAACATCTATTTTGAGTTTTCCTTTAGTATAAGGAAGAAAAAAAGAGTTAAACCCCGGAGAAAGAAAAATGTTAGCAGTTAGTTTAGTTTTTGGTTCATTCATGACCATCCTGTTTCTAATACTGGGTACGATGATTGGTTGGACTGCTAGAGAATATATGATGAACTATCGGGAAGTACCAAGACCTCACCCCGAAATGTTTGATAATCAGGGCAACCTGATTCCAGATGAGGTTATTGCATTTAATTTTGAAAACTATCATGACTACGAAGACAACGGCGAAGAAGACGACAACTAAGAAGGCACCGACACCAATTCCCGATTTACCGGCAAATCCTTTTATTTTTGAAGTGCTTCAAGTAATTTGTAAGCAAAGGTCAAAAGCAAAGAAGATTGAAGCACTTCGTAAATTTGATCATCCTTCCCTCAGAGCTGTTCTGATTTGGAATTTTGATACTTCAATTGTATCCATGCTTCCTGAAGGTGATGTTCCTTATGCATCCGCAGGTGAACAAACAGCATATAGTGGACAACTCTCTGATAAGATTGGAGATGCTGTAAATAAAATGGATGAGATTGGATCTCAGTCTCTGGGATCTCAAGATCAGGGAAGAACATCTATTCGTAAAGAATTTAAAATTTTTTACAACTTTTTGAAAGGTGGTAATGATGGTCTGAGCAAGTTGCGTAGAGAATCTATGTTTATTAACTTGTTGGAAGGTCTTCATCCACTAGAAGCAGAGATCCTATGTCTTTGCAAAGACAAAAAACTTGCTACCAAATACAAACTTACACAAGCAGTTATTGCTGAGGCATATCCAAATATTGTCTGGGGCAATCGCGGTTAATATTTAATTGATTTTTTATCATGACAGAAAAAGTTCTTGAAAAAGAAGTAATTACAAAGGAAGAGTCTATGGATTCGTGGACGGCATCAGAAAAAGAAAATTCCAGAAAGAGATATGGTGTAGAAATCATGATCGAAAATGGAACTTGGGAACAAGTCAATACGAAAGAGTGTCCTAATGATGCCCGAATCGTTAAGTATATTGTTGATGGAGAAATTCGTTTCGATCTAACTCGTAGTCAAAAAGCAGTTAGCATCTTCAACATGTATTGGGATAAGTTTCGTGATGGACTCAAGTCTATTGAGTATGGTCAAGGCAACTACAACCCCAAACTCTGGGGTGCCAAAGCACCTGAAACCAAAAAGCGGAAGTGATTCCAAAAATACCGGAAAAAAATTTCCAGAAAATTTTCAGTCTGTAGGGTTTTTCAAAAATGAGTAGAGGATTTGATGTAGAATCAGTTGAGTTCGAACTTCCTAGGGAAGATATGAAAAGACTGATGAAAAAATATAAGCAATTGAAAAAATATCAAAAGTCTAATTTGCACACTCTGCAAAAACTTGACGGTAAAAAAACTGTTATTGATGAGTTGATTGAAGAGTCAGAAGATTATGAAATGTAGTTTTTGTATCATAAGTTACAAAAATACTTGACTATATAGAATATAGGGTCTATAATAGACCTACGTTCATCCATATGTTAGCACTCCTGCTGGCATTCACCCTTGCCCATCATAATGACGGCAACCCTTACGGTTGGCACATGTCTTGTGAAAGGTGGTTACAACGATCTACGGAAATCCGAGCAGATCCTAACCTTGACCTTCGGTCTAAGTTGAATCTAATCGCTTACCTTAAATCAAAAGTAGAAGGAGAATGTAACGGAGTGTATACATAGGACGCAAGTAAGTCGCGGAACGGAGCGTTCATCCCATGTTTGAGTTACTACTCTATGCAAATATAACTTGTCAGGATGCTGAATCTCTTATACTGAGAATCAACGATAATCGATCAGAACTACCTCCACACATAGTTGTAGAGTTAGTAGAGACCGTAAAGGAATCTGTTCCTGAATGTTATTGGGACGCACACGACTGAAGGAACGGGGCAAAAATCCCATTCTTTTAGGAGACCTACAATGAACACCTTAAACATCATCCGTAAGCAGATTGAAAAAGCATCTGCTCTTCACGATGCACAAATTCTTATGACATCCTATCGTGGTGTTAAGTATGAGTGCAAGCAGACTGGTGAGGAAACTCACGGAGAGTTCTGCTATCGTGGTCGCACTTATGTAAAGTGATATGGAGGTACTACAAATAACTGGGTTCGTAACCCTTTTCTCTGTAGCATTCATTTCACTGATATACGGAGAGATTAAAATTCTTTCCAAATAATTACAGAGGGGAATTGCTTCCCCTCTTTTTTTATGCTATAATGGGTCGTGAAGCAACAACTACACATGGATAAAGAACGACTGAAACTTATTGTTCGTAATCTTGAATTACTTGTTGACGGTCTAAAGGCAGAAGTGTATTCTGATGTGGATGCATATAAACCAAAAGATGTGCCTTCAAGAAAACTAGATTATGATGAAGTCTTTGAGGACGATGATGACTGAACTCAGTAGAACCAAAAGACTTATTAAAATGCTTGAAAGGTTTCTTGAAAATGACCATTTGCAAGAAGCAGAACAGGTAGAAGAAGCAAAGAGAGAACTTGCCTCTCTTAGAGAACAAATTGAGCAAGTAGAAAAAGACAATTACAAAGGATTTGGTAAAAAATGAGTGTACGATTGATTAGTGTGACTCCCGATGCGGAGAAGACGATGGGTTATGTTGCTCGTGTAAGCAATCCATCTAACCAAGAGAATCCTAAGGTTGCAGGACTTCTCAAATATTGTGTGAATCACCAGCACTGGTCTGTCTTTGAGCAGGCATTCATGACTCTTGAGATTGAGACTACTAGGGGGCTGGCAGCTCAAATTTTGCGTCACCGTAGCTTCACATATCAAGAATTTTCACAACGCTATGCTGATTCTTCCCTATTGGGTGAGACGATCCCCCTCCCAGAACTCCGCCGTCAAGACACCAAGAATCGTCAGAATTCTATTGATGATATTGACCCGTTTACGGTCCAGAAGTATCAAATGTTGATGCAGGATCACTTCAAGGATGCAATGAACTTGTATCAAAAAATGCTTGATGAGGGAATTGCAAAGGAATGTGCTCGTTTTGTGCTTCCTTTGGCTACGCCCACCAGACTCTATATGTCGGGCTCATGCAGATCATGGATCCATTATATCACTTTGAGGTCTGCAAACGGCACTCAGAAGGAGCACATGGACATCGCAGAGGCATGTAAGCAAATCTTTGTTGAGCAGTTTCCTACAGTCTCAGAAGCCCTTGAGTGGGTCTAAATACGTTTATCTTGAACTTATAACAATGGCAACATACCCTGTAGTAAATAAACAGACTGGTGAACAAAAACAAGTAGTGATGAGTATCCACGAATGGGATCAGTGGAAGCAAGATAATCCAGACTGGACTCGTGATTGGTCCGACCCTTCTACTGCACCGATGGCAACAGACGTTGGAGAGTGGAGAGACCGATTGGTTGCTAAGAAACCAGGATGGAATGAAGTTCTAGAGAGGGCAAAGAAGATGCCCGGTTCAAAAGTTAACAAGATTTAAATATGGCAAGAAGAAAAAGAGCATCTGCAGAGCAACCAATTGGGGTTGGACTCACGGCAAAGCAGATGAAGAGGAAAAAGCCTCTAAGTGCAGAATACTTGGTCGATATTGAACCACTCACAGAAAATCAAAAAAGACTTTTTGATTCATATAAAGAGCAAAAACACATAGTTGCCTATGGATGTGCTGGTACTGGTAAGACCTTTATTACACTCTATAACGCCCTTCAAGATGTTCTGAATGAATATACACCCTACGAGAGAATTTACCTTGTCAGGTCTCTTGTAGCGACCAGAGAGATTGGTTTCTTGCCCGGTTCTCATGAAGATAAGGCAGACATTTACCAGATTCCATATAAAAATATGGTGAAGTATATGTTCCAGATGCCAAGTGATGCAGACTTTGAGATGCTTTACGGTAATCTTAAAGCACAAGAAACAATTAAGTTCTGGAGTACGTCATTTCTTCGTGGAACTACTCTCGATAATTCTATTATTATTGTCGATGAGTTTCAGAACCTCAATTTTCACGAACTTGACAGTATTATTACTCGTGTTGGTGAAAATACGAAAATTTGTTTCTGTGGTGATGCACGTCAATCAGATTTGACTAAAACAAATGAAAGAAATGGTATCGTTGACTTTATGAATGTCTTGCGTAAAATGCCATCTTTTGATACAATTGAATTTGGGGTCGATGATATTGTTCGTTCAGGACTTGTCAAAGAATACATCACAGCAAAAATTGAAGCAGGTTTTTAATGTTTAATCATGTTGATATTAGTCTCCCTCAACTTGAGAGGGAGACGATTGATGGGGTAAGATATTACTCTGTTCCCGACGAAGAAGAACTCCTCCGACTGGTCTCCATCACTTCGGTGACCAGTCATTTTAATAAGGAGATCTTTGTTAATTGGAGGAAAAAAGTTGGTAATGAAGAGGCAGATCGTATCACAAAACGTGCCACAAGTCGTGGTACAGATATGCACACTCTGACCGAACACTTTTTGAAGAATGAAGAACTACCGAAGGTTCAACCTATCTCTGACTTTCTTTTTAAAATCTCTAAGCAAACTCTCAAAAATATAAATAATATATACGCACTTGAAGGTTCCCTATATAGTAAACAGTTAGGGATTGCGGGAACCGTCGATTGTATTGCTGAATACGAAGGCGAACTGGCAATAATTGACTTTAAGACATCTGCAAAACCGAAACCACGAGAGTGGATCGAACACTACTTTGTACAGTGCATGGCATATGGTTGTATGCTGTACGAACTGACTGGCATTTCAGTCAAAAAACTTGTAATTATTATGGCTTGCGAAAATGGAGAATGCGTCGTCTATGAAGAACGAGACAAATCAAAATA